TTTCCAAATATTGGAAATAGATGAAACGATCATATGTCATTTTATCAGCGTAATTCTTTTCATAAAAGTGCCTACGACCCCTCTCTCTAAAGGCAGCACGTTCCAATTTCTCCCACCAATCTTTGGGTAGATTTTTTGATAATTCTTCAAGTGTCATATTATTCTCTTTTGGAGAAAGGTAGAGTCCATTGATACAGAGTCCTTTCTTTACTACCACCTCTCCACAGGGAACATGTGTTGTATCCTTCCATTAGGATCGCCCGTCGCCATCTGAAAAGTTCTGGATATGATGGGTCGGATACTTTACGATCATCTTTCCATTCTCCAAGAAGTTCTTCCTTTGTTTTCACTCCCCCACATTACCATAATCCAGATATTTGTCAAGTGCCATCGTCAGATAATCTGCAAACCAGCAGATCGCGGATGCATAGAATCCCCAAAGCGGAATCTCACATGCAGCATTTGAGGAGCTTTTCAAAGAAATCCCACTGTCTGAGAAAGACACGGATAGGCTCAAGGATTGATCCGTATTTCAGGATCAAACAACAGCCAATCAAAACGAATGATTGAAACCAGAGGCTCATCCGAGGATCAATTTTTGGGCATCAATCGTTTTCACCCCATCGGAAATAAGAAGGGCTTCTTCCTTGCGGACTACAATACGGTTCCCGTTATCATCCACAATCTCCACCATTCCATCGGCAAGCTCGGTGACGATGGGGCAGTTACGACCCTTGCAGCACAATTTCACACTATTATTTTTCAGAATTTTAATCATAACTTTATTACTTATTCAAACAATTCTTCAAGTCTAGTCTTTTCTCTTGGAATATGAATGTGGATTTTCAAACCTTTTTTCTTAGCATAATCTATCATGTGTTTACTACCCTTGGACTCCCCATCCCATACAGCTACGAGAGCATCAGCATAGTCACCCATTTCCTCATTTCTTATGATACCAGCAACAATACCATATCGTTTCCAATTAGCTGGAAATTCCTTGATCGGGATATCGTTCTCCCTTGCCCATTGTTCCCCCATGGTATCCACACCACGGGCTTTGCCGGATACGATTTCTATGGGTGTCCATGGACATGTTTCCATGGCTTTAAGCACATCATCGTAATGGATACCTTCGCGGCTCCCAGCCATTATCGTTCTCATATCAATATCCCCAAGCTTTCAGTGTATGCTCAAACGGATTACCTTCAATGTTTTCAACCAGATCAAGCATTTGTTGACTGATTTCCCTTGTTTCTTGTTGAGTATCGCTTTTCAGTCGCAATTTCCACATATGAATGAATGCCAACAACGATCCAGTCCAGATAAATTGTGTCTCCAAACAAAGAGGAAGAATGACTCTGGCTTGTTCTTTGGCGACTCCAGCATCACACAATTCCGCATACAATTTCTTCCCCCATTCAATATGAGCATCCATTTTATCAATCAGATCGGGTCTGTCCAACAACCCATCACTCCCTTGTTTAGATGAAGACGATTGCTGTCTAAGTTCCTTGACATGATAATAATTATCGGAGAAATCCACATATCTTCCACTAATGCTATTGGCTGATAACCCTACCTGATGTTTGAAAAGCTGTCGTTCCACAAAGATAGGACATTCAATTCTGAATTGTAATTGGGGATGTCGAAAAGGTGCGGTGTGTTTATGCTCCACTAAATACTTGATCAGCTTTTCATCTTTATCATCCAAAATATCTTTATTTTTCCCAAAAGAAACTCTAGCTGCATTGACGATCATTAAATCGTCCCCAAAGTGTGAAATAAGTTCTGCTTTCATTCCATTAGTATAATAAAATATTTCCAAATGTCAAGATAAATATTATTGTGACCACCGTTAATAAAAACACCTTTCCCGACACAATATATCTTAAAGATTTGGGTATCCATAAAGGGACTCGAAAATTTGAGTTGGGGGATAACTTTCGCTGTTTTTACAAAAATCATCTAATCACAGTCAAAAAAGGATTCATTACGGATGGAATCAGTTCCCCAAAATTTGCTTGGCCTATCGTTGGACCATTCGGAGGAGCATTTCCAGCAGCATTGGTGCATGATTGGTGTTTCTCCCCCTTCAATCATAAATTCACTTGGAAGGAATCCAATTGGATGTTTTTGGAATTGATGAAAGAGGCGGGAGTCTCCCTCCCCATGAGATGGACAATCTATTCCGCCGTTGCTTTGGGTTCTTACCCAATTTGGAAAAAGAGATTTGAAAAATATGGTCTGGACTAAGTATTTTTATGAATAGCGATGAAATTAAAAAAATGCAGAAAAAAATCGGAACCACTGTTGATGGATTTTGGGGGCCGAAATCACAAGCCGCTTGTAAAACATATTTGCGTTCTCTTATGCCAAAGAATAACCCATGGCCGAAAAGTGATCAAGCATCCCTAACTAAATTTTACGGAAAAGCTGGAGATGAATCAAATCTTGTGATGATCAACTTCCCATATCCCATGTATTACGATGGTAAATTGGTTACTAAAACCCGCGTCAATAAAAAATGTGCTGATTCTTTGTTGAGAGTGCTTAACAATATTAAAAATATAATTCCAAAATATCCAGATATTAAAGACGAAGCTGAAGATTATGGCGGGGTGTTTAATTTCCGCCTGAAACGTGGTGGTTCGTCCTATTCCCTACATGCCTATGGTGCCGCCATTGATTTGGATGCGGATGATAATACTTTCCGTGATAGCTGGCCGATGAAAGCCGACATGCCATTGGAGATTATGGAAGAATTTGCAAAAGAAGGATGGGTTTCTGCTGGTGCTTTTTGGGGATACGATGCCATGCACCACGAAGCGGTGAACCGATAATTATTCGTATCCCAGCTTTTTCAGAAACCGCGACACGGGATCAACCGCAACCTCCCCCAAATGCGCCAGATATTGGCGATCATCTTTCAGGGATTTCACCATAACTTTCCCGTTTTTTTCAACGTATTTTACAAATCCTTTTTTCACAGCATCGTCCAAAAGTTCAAACAAACGGCGAGTTTTCCCGTGTTTGGCAATCTCTTCGATGATTTCTCCCACCATCTCTTCCAAAATTTCCCGATCCTTGTTCATGCCAATTTTTCCTTTAATTTACCAAATGCCAATCTCACGGCATTATTTATCGGAGAATCCCCGACATATTCCGATTCCAATTCTTGAATAATTTTAAAAATTCCCACGGCTTCCTCCTCCTGTTCCCCATAGACATTGGTAGTCATCAGAGGTGGTGCCATTCCGATTGTCTGCTTATTATAAGATAATTTTGTTCCTGCTTCATCGGGAATCGTTTGTTTGGGAACCCTTTGAGGAGGGTTGAAACCCGATTGGTATTCCAAAATAATATCGGAATAGATGTTTGTTAATTCTTTATCCACATTCTTATTTAATTTGCGAACCCAGATTTCCGTGTTAAGTATTATTCATGAAGTGGCGTTACCGAAATGAAGAAGAGAAAGAAAATACAAATGCATTTCAAATGCCTCAAATTATCATCAATTCTTCAGATAATGAGGAAAATCAATCACCACAAGGTATTCGGGTTATCAATAATAAAATTTTATTTTATGCTGATGTTGAAGAAGGGGCGATGTTGGAACTGAATCGGGTTCTTTTGGAAACGGATTTGAAGCTCCAGAGTGTTGCCCTTGGTTTAGATGGTGCATACGATCCGATTATCAATCTTCATTTGAATACCTTCGGCGGTAGCATATTTGCCGCGTTCTCCACCGTGGATACCATCCGTAGGTTGAAATCCAAGGTCTATACCCACATTGATGGGAGTGTAGCAAGTGCGGGAACTTTGGTTTCCGCCATTGGTCATAAGAGATATATGGGGCAACATGCCCATCTTCTGATTCATCAATTGAGTTCCGGTGTATATGGAAAGTTCTCGGAAATGGAGGATGAGATTTTCAATTGCACCAACCTGATGAAACTCTTAAAAGATTTCTATAAAAAGAATACGAAATTACCAATGAAAAAATTGGACGAGCTTTTGAAGAGGGACATCTGGCTCAATGCGGAGGAATGCCTACAATACGGAATCGTTGATGAGATCATTTAAAGCTTGATTTTTGGAATCTCCGTGCCATTATTTAGCACAGCGAACAACCAAAATTCAAAACGATAATCAGCGAAAACGAGAGATAAATAATCAGGCACTATGAGCATTTTTGACGAACAGATAAGCAGGAAACCAAACAAATACCCTTGGACAGAACAATTCATTGAAGCCATGCACAATGGCTTTTGGACTGATAAGGAGTTCTCTTTTAAGAGTGATCTACATCAGTTCAAGACTCAACTCACGGATCAGGAGCGGGAAATCATCGTGAGAACATTATCTGCTATCGGACAGATTGAGGTTGCTGTAAAAACATTTTGGGCAAAGCTCGGGGATAACCTTCCCCACCCATCCCTATCTGATTTGGGATTTGTAATGGCTAACGTGGAGGTGATCCATAACAATGCATATGAACGTCTGTTAGATGTGTTGGGACTAAACGATGTATTTGAAGAAAACCTCAAATTGGATTGGATTCAGGGGCGCGTGAAGTATCTTAAAAAATATACCCATCGTTTCTACAAGGATTCCAAGAAACAATATCTTTATGCGTTGATTCTTTTTACATTATTCGTAGAGAGAGTTTCATTATTTTCTCAATTTTATATTATTAATTGGTTTGGAAGATTTAAAAATGTTTTAAAAGATACCGATCAACAAGTGCGTTACACGAGAAATGAAGAACTCATACACGCACTTGTCGGAATCAAGTTGATTAACACCATCAGGGAAGAAATGCCAGAACTATTTGATGAAGAATTGGAAGAGAGAATTGCACATGAAATGGAACAATCTTTTATATCAGAAAGTAAAATCATTGATTGGGCTGTGAATGGTATGGAAGAGGAAAATCTCTCCGCACCAATTTTAAAAGAATTGGTTAAATCCACCCTAAATGATTGTGCTGAACAAATAGGATTTAAAAAAGTATTTACTATAGACCAAGAGTTGATTGAAAAAACTATGTGGTTTGAAGAAGAATTGATGGGATCAAATATGACAGATTTTTTTCACGCAAAAAGTGTTGAGTATTCTAAAAATAGCCAATGTTACGAAGAAGACGAATTATTTTAATTATATGACAAGAGAAGATTATTACTGGTTGAACGAGGACTCCATCAAATTTTTGGAGAGAGGATATTTAAAAGAAGGGCAAACCGCTCTTGAAAGGATTGAGGAAATTTCAAAAACAGCGGAAAAGATACTTGGTATCAAAGGATTCGCTAAGAAATTCCAAGGTTATATGGCAAAAGGTTATTACAGCCTTGCCACTCCTGTTTGGATGAATTTCGGAAACAAGCGTGGTAATCCCATCTCCTGTTTCAATAGTTATGTTGGGGATAGTATTGAAAATTTCCTGATCAAACAGGCTGAAGTTGGTATGATGACAAAAGTGGGAGGGGGAACCTCTGGATACTTTGGTGATATTCGTCCCCGTGGTTCCAAGATTTCAACGGGGGGTGTTGCGGAAGGTGCCGTTCGCTGTATGGAATTGTTTGATACTGTTACAAGCATTGTGAGTCAGGGTAGCGCACGTAGGGGAAGCTTTGCCGCATATCTTCCCATTGATCATGATGACTTCGATGAATTTATGAAAATTCGTTCGGAAGGACACCCAATTCAAGATATGTCGATTGGTGTCTGTGTATCCGATGAATGGATGAAATCCATGCTTGAGGGAGATAAGGAAAAAAGACGTAGGTGGGGAGCAATTATCAAGAAGCGCACGGAAACGGGTTATCCATATGTGTTTTTCACAGATAACGCGAATAATAATAAACCACAAGTTTACAAGGATAAGGGCTATGATATCAAATCAAGTAATCTTTGTTCTGAAATCTTTCTCCCATCATCCGCCGATGAATCTTTTGTTTGTTGTCTCTCATCCCTAAATTTGCTTTGGTGGGAAGAAATTAAAGATACGGATGCTGTTGAGACTATGGTGATGTTTCTTGATGCGGTGATGAGCGAATTCATTGAAAAAAATGCTGATAGCAATCTGATGAAAGCTGCATATAATTTCGCAAAAAATCATAGAGCATTGGGAATGGGTGTTCTTGGATACCATAGTTATCTTCAATCCAAAATGATCGCTTGGGAAAGCATGGATGCTCATTTTGAGAATCTTGAAATTTTCTCAGAGATTCGTAAACGTGCTGACAAGGCAACCGAAGAATTGGCTCAAATGTTTGGAGAGCCGGAAGTCCTAAAAGGTTATGGTCGTCGGAATACCACCACATTAGCAGTTGCTCCGACAACAAGTTCAGCATTTATTCTTGGACAAGTTTCCCCATCCATTGAACCTCTCAATTCCAATTACTTCGTGAAGAATTTGGCTAAAGGCAAGTTCACATACAAGAATCCCCATCTCATCGAATTGTTGAAATCCAAAGATAAAAATACAAAAGATGTTTGGAAAGATATTTTATCTCACGGTGGAAGTGTTCAACATCTGGATTTCTTAACTCAAGAAGAGAGAGATATATTCAAGACATTTGCTGAGATTTCTCAGAAAGAAATCATAGTCCAAGCAGCACAGCGGGGCAATTATATTGATCAGGGACAATCCTTAAATGTCATGATTCCAGCGGGAACCAAACCAAAGGAAATTAATCAGCTTATGATTTTCGCTTGGGAGCAAGGGATCAAATCTCTCTACTATCAGAGAAGTTCCAATCCTTCCCAAGATTTGGCAAGATCAATTATGAATTGTAAATCCTGTGAGGGATAATCACGATGAAATTATATAGAAGTGGAAAAAACAACCACATGGGATGGTTTTACGAAGGTAGCGAATTGTGTATGATTATACCAACATCACATAATCAAAAATATACAGATGAAGAATATTTTCGGAAAGTGTGGGATATCCAATTAGGGAGATTTCAAACAATTCAAGAATTTTGGGAAAAGTCTTTATTTTTCTGGATCAACCCTTCTGCGGTTCCTTCTTCTCATGCATCTGAGGATACGCTTGGGCAACCGAGTTGTGGACATTGATACCATTCTTATGGGCATCCTTGCGAACATCCTCATTGGCTTCCATGAGCTTCAGCGGTAAGTTGTTGAAGTGGTGGCTATGGGGATATGTTACAATCAGATCATCAGCGGCTCTGGCATACACTGGATAAAAGGCTCCCGCTATCTCACACTCCCCGATAAACAGGCTGCGATTCGTTGTTGTGGCGAACCTACCGGACACCAGTGTATTTTCCGTCTGTTGCACCTCCAGAGGGGCTGTAACACCTTGTAGGTAGGTCTGACCCTCCACGGCAAGACCCCCTCCTACAATTAAATTATTTTTAACACCAAGGGATGATTCCACGTAAACCTGTCTGTTCGTGCGGAGAACGATGGTTTTCATGGATTGCAACTCAATTGCATTTTCTGATCCAATGTGAACGCCATGGGAAGCATTGATATTTATTTTTTTGAATCCGGCTTTTAGGGTTGCTCCCCCCAATTCCGTGGCTCCGGTGGTCTTCAGGGAAATGCCGCCCGAACCCACGATCCGATTGTAAGAATTACCCACGATCTTGGTGTCCTGCCCACATGGGAAATTGGAAGAATTATCTATCTCCTCCACATGGGGGATATAATCATGGTTCTTATACACACCAGTATCCCCCACAAGCATCTCAAAAGGTTGGCTTCTCCCTTTCTCATCAATACGAACCGATGGATAATCGTTAAAAACAGCCCCCACCGTTTCAATCTTGTTTCTCTTGACGATGATATGTTCATCTCCCCCATCTCCCATCTTCTCCTCAATGGGGGTGAGTTGTTCCTGAATTTCCAATACAGCATCAGCAATATTCTGTGCTTCCTCTTCCGACTCCCATTCCCCGTTTTCAGTAGCTGCCGATTTCTTCACACCAAATTCCAAAACACCGGGAGCTTTTGATCCTTGTTGACCCGCACTCTTGGAAATATCCTCTTCCTTTATATCTTTATTGCTCGCGGGTTTGGTCTTACCGTGATCGGGAACGGGTGAGTAATCGGTTACTTCATCAATGGATGATAATCTTTTGGGTAATTTAACATATCCATTGAACTTGTTCTCCACCACATAGACCTTGGAACCGATTACTGGATTGTCGGCGCGTTCTCCCTTCAAATCAGTATTGACACCATTTGGCCCAGATACTCCTCCCCGCTTGATCTTGAATTTGGAATTTACTAACGCAACCGAATTAAAAGTGTCTTTCCATTGCTGGAACGCTTCAATCTCATCATCCTTCAGGAATCCTTTGAAATCATATCGGGTATTTCCCACACGATTGGTTTGGACACCTTTTACGAATTTATTATCGTCGTTGAGAACAGTCTCAAAATTATCATTGATAACATGGGTTTGCTTATTGTTGGTGGCAAGCTCTGAATTAACCAGATTGTTTAATAATATATTACTACCCGATCTTTGGGAAAGCTGAACACTCTCCTGATCGGTTGTGTTTGTGATCACCAAAGAGCCACCCCTTTGATTAAAAACCGTTCTATTTCTATAAATCTTACTCATCAGTTTTCAAAATCATTTGGATAATAAGGGGAAACCTTGTTATCATTATCGGTTCTATTTATCAGTGTCAGGCTTCGGAAATCCTGTGACACTCCAAAGTAAATGGGAAAATTCAAATCTCCCAGATAATGGAACACCCAAACCTTGGAACCCACTTCCGGTATGCCGAACATTCCTTTGGATTTGTTGGTAAAATTATTTGATTTATATCCAAACGCATATGGATTGCATTTGACGGAAAAAACATCCAGAGGGGTTGCAAACGCATCGGATACCATGGTGGATTTGTTTTCATATAAAAATGAGGGGGAGAACGATCCTCCACTCAGAGTTGGGACTTCTGTATTATTATCTTCATATGTCTCAGAATAATTACTGTCCGTTATAACAGCCAAACCATCCCCATCCTGTTTGAAGTATCGCCCATTGCCGGATTCCCCCATCAGAGGGTAACATGGTTCTGCCCATGGAATATGTTTCGCAATCTCCTCATAAATCTTTATATCAACCCAAGTATCCTCGGGATTATTGAGTCCGGGTCTTTGGATATTCATTTCCTCATATTTCTCAAACCATTCGTCAAAGGGTTGGTTTGATAATTCGGGGATGAATATCTTAACCCGATTCATCTTGAGGGGATCGTTGTTCTTGACCACGATTCCACGGTAGAACGATTCGTCGTTCCTTCTCGCTTCATTACCTTGTCCGCTGCCTCTGATGAACATTTATAATACTTAATGAAGCATCTTACATGACCAACATCAAGGGAGGGTCCATATTTCCGAAACCACCTTCAATCAGGAAATTTTCAAGTTCTTTCTTCTCTTCCAAACCTTCCGACAAGACCGAATCGCCGTTGATGGTTCCACCCCCCGGTAAATTAATTCCGTTTATCTTAGTAAGTATCCGACCCCACATAATCTTGGACATGGCGGTTGCGTATTCCAGAATCCATTTCTCCTTCACCAAATCCCTCAATGGTCTTTCCACATAACATGTGAGTAATCCATAGAATTGTGTGTTCTTCGGTTGGGGAATTAAACGGAGATATTGCGTTCTTGCATCAAAATAAATATCCCTGCGAGTGGCAAATACCTTTTCACGGGTATCGATCCAATCCTTGACCGTGTGCCAAGAAAGGATATCAAATCCATAGTTACCCAGAGAATAAGCATGGTAACTTTGTTGAGCCATGGTTTGCTCGACGGAGAACAATGTGTTGACACCTGTGGAAGAACCCTCCTCAAAGGCAATCACATCAACCACCTTTCGGTAATCCATAACATCGTAATCAAACATATTATTGAATGTGTTCACATCATCCTGTTGTTCACACTGTATCGTGAACGGCTTTCGGTAAGATTGTTGGAAGAGAACGCCCAAACCAGCATTGAATCCCACCAACAGATCATATGTGGTTTGATCGATGATTTGCATGGATGTGATACCATCAGAAGGAACCACGCCACTCAACGCTGACGATGATGTGAAATATGAGCTTGGAATCGTTGAAAGGGAAACATATAAGGGGGTGGGGAGTGTTACTTCGTAATCCGGTTGTGGACCAGTCCTTTTATCATTAAGCTTTTCCGATGGTGTATATCCCGAATTTGCTACGGTGAAAAGGTGATCTAAGCGCAATCCTTTATTACCCTCGTATAATCGGCTGTCAAAAAGGAGATATTCTTTGGTATAACCACTATATACGGTGAAAAAATCAACCGCCATTGATATGGCTTCATATAACTGATCGTAATGCAATTCCACATTAATCATCGGATGCCCCAAAGTTCTTAAAATTCGCTCCCCCAAACGTTGGTAACACTCAATCTTGGAATTGAGGTTGGTGGACATGAAAGCGGAAATCGGTTCAACTTGGCAAAGACTCATATTCTTATTTAATGTGTTAAGTATTATCATGTCCTTTGAATCAAACAATGGTTCCGTTTATTACGAATTATCCTGCGGTGTCCCCACCGTTTCGGGTTGGAATGTTAATACAAACAACGGTTCTAAGTATTATCACCTATCAGCCAACGATTTCATTCTTTGGGGTCAAGACACGACATATATCCACCCATCGTCTAATAATGGTAGCCAATTCTACTTCTATGAATGTGAAGTTCCCACTGTTATTGGTTGGGATGCCGAAGAAAACAATGGGACAAAATATTATTATAATTCGGCGTTCAACTGTGTGAGCTTTTGTGATTAATTATCCTAAATAATGTTATGGATTTTTACGATTTATTACAAAAACATGCCAATTTCGTCACCATTATCATTGGTGCGTTGGGTATGCTTGGCTTGACTTGGAAACAGGTCACAACTTTTATAATTAAAAAATACAAGGCACACAAGGAATATATTAAATCTCGGAATTCCATACCAGAATCTTTAAAAAATATTCAAGGAACTGTGTCGGATATCGACATCCGATTGAAAAATGTTGAGTATGAAATCTCCCCAAATGGTGGGGGTTCCATGAAAGATTCCGTGAAAATAATCAAAGCGGAAATAGAAGCAATGTTCTGGCTCAATCCCAAACCATCATTTCGAACCACTTCAAAGGGTTTGAATATCATGGTAAATGAGGCTTATTGTAATCTGTGTGGGACATCATCCGAAGAGTTACTTCGTCTGAATTGGAAAAATTTCGTGGAAGACGAACATCAACTTGATGATTATGTTCGTAGATGGGAGGATTCAATTGATGTTTTTTCTCAATTCTCTGGTAAATTAAAATTTAAAAATGCCAAAGAAGAATTTATGGGAGAATGGATTGTTCGGGTTCGTCCTCTGGGACCAATCGATAATGGTAACGATTATTTGTGGCATGGGACGATTTACCCCTTTGATCAGAAATCAAAGGAATATGCCAAGACTTATGGTATTCCTTTGAGTTAATTATTCTATATCAGAAATATCTAAAACCTTCAAGGATTGCTTGGTCAAAATTGCAGCAACAATTCGATGATAACCATCCAAAGCAGTATTATTATCAATTACAATTGGGTTCTCATGTAATTCATTACGATTTTTCTTGTAATGGTTCACAATTTGCTTTTGATCTCTACCGGCAAAATCTTTATATGCTTGGAATACCGTGGTATCATCTTTGTATGTTGTCAATTTCAACAATTGATCTGGCGATAATGTTTTGATCGGAATTTGAATGTCTCCCATTTCAGGATCAACAGCATTGTAAAGTGCCTCACTTTCGGGTATATCATATTCAATATCACCGTAAATATCGTTTAGGGACATGGTATTATTACCCATGCTTTCATAAAGCATTGTGATATTTTTAAAGTCGTGGGAAGTCATGATATTATTTAATTTGATAGTGATTTATTACAATTTTTTCTTTCCAATTCGATCCGTTTTAGTTAAATACTAATGTGAAAACAAAGAAGTGCAAAAGATGTGAGTTGGAATTACCAAAAGAATCATTCAACAGGTGTAAAAAAATTACAGATGGGTTGCAAACAAATTGCATATCATGTTCTAGAATATTAAACAAGGAATGGAGATTAAAAAATAAAGATCGTCACGATGCTTATATGAAAAAATATAGAGAAAATAATCGTGATATCTGCAATGAAAGAGGTAAAAAATATAGGGAAAAGAATTTAGAAAAAGAATTGTTACGATCTAAAAATTATAAATTAAACAATCCAGTGATTAGACAATTGAGTAGTAATAAAAGATCGGCCAGTAAAGTTAATTCATATCACAAAGATCACGATCCAAAAATTGAAGCGGTTTTGATAGAAATGAGATTAAGACTTCAAAAATGTTTAGGTATTAAATTTCTATTACATAAAATAATACCTATGACCAAAGGTGGATATCATCACCATCAAAATATTCAGGTTATTCCCAAATCATTAGAAGCTATTGCAAATAAATTGTGTAAAACTGATCAACCAATATTAAAATCGTGGAGAGACGTTCCAACCTTTCTACATACACGAGCATTAGACATTGAAGAGGTTAAAATGGAAATGAATGATACTAAGAAATGTTATTCGTGTTGTAGCGTCTTACCAATTGAAAATTTTTACATTTTAAATAAAAAATATAAAAACAGGTCATCATATTGTGATAAATGTTCTTCTGAAAATTACAAAAATTATTCACTACAATACCCGGAAAAAAGAAAGCAAAGACAGAAAAATTATTGTATCAATAATAGAAATAAAGTTAATTTACATAGTAGTAAAAGGAGAGCGTTGAAGAAAAATGCAACTCATCCAGACCATGATCAGAACATTGAAAAAACATATGTTGATATGCGAATAAGATTGGAAAATTGTTTAGGTATCAAATATAATGTTGATCATATCTTACCTCTAACCAAAGGTGGTTATCATCACCATGGAAATCTCCAAACAATACCGGAATCTATTAATGATAGCAAGAGAGCTAATCTAAAATTTAGACACCCATCTCTGGTTCATTGGACGGAGCTTCCGGGGTTTCTGCTTGATCGGGTTCCACCCCAATGTCATCACCTCCAATAGCGGCTGGGCCTCCTCCGAAATCTGGCACGCCGCCGCTTCCACTGGAACCGCCACCAAGACCACCCATATCACCACCTTCTCCACCTTCAGCTTGTTGAGCTAAAAGATTGCGCCACTCGGGGCCTGATGACCGAATTTGCTCAATTTCAAACATATGTTCCGCTTCCACCTTCTTGAAGTGTAGGTTGGCAAGGATATCGGAATCCTTCCAATCCAGATATTTCTTCATGGCATAGATCGTGGAAACCATTTCATTGCCCGTAATATTATTGAAAGTCTCGATCTTGAGGTTGAGCTTCTGACTCTCCCGCATGTCATAGAAATTCGTGGGAACATTGAATTCCACACGGATATTGTCATCGAACAAATCCCATTCATCAAACATGTCCTTGAACTTGAGATGTGTGATAAACGCTCTCTTGATACCTTGGGCAAAACGTTGTTGCTGACGGATGATCATCTTGGCGAACTTCAGTTCTTCCCGAAGCATCTCCGTTCCATCGTTATAACCCGTCTCATCATTCAAACGGGAAGTTGGTGTTTTGAGGGAGCGATAGAGTTTCTTGATGAACCAATCTAGAACATCCATGTTACCATCAGACATTTGACCCCCGAATGTTTCGACAGTCGTTGCTTCCATTCCCTGTCTCTTGGCGAACCAGAACGAATCAAGAGTTGATTGGGGTGCGTATTTCTTGACAATATCCCCTTGGTCGATGTCAAAGGTTTTGGTTGACCAGTATTGGCTCTGTAGCTTGCGTAGATAGGCTTCAGCTTGAGGAACAGGTAATCTACCCACATCCACATTGAAGAGGAAGCGTAGGGGAGCGTGAACCATTCTGTGGATCACCACAGAATCCTCAATCATGGAAAGCTGTCTGTAAGCTCTGCGGCAATTCTCAATGAAAGGGATGATGAAATCCTTGGTTTCGTTGTATTGCCCACTATTCACATAGAGGACTTGGTTTTGCTCAAAGGGAATGTATTCGTAGCGTTCCACCTTTTTATTATCAACAGTGGAGAAAATCGGCTTTTTGTAAATGAACGCTTTGATCTGCATCGTTTGTATATTGTCATATACAGGATCAAATTGTTCAGCAGGAAGGTTCTTGATGGCGACAACCCCTTGTTTAATATAATCCTCTTTTAAAATCAATTCGAAAAACAGTTCCCCCTCGATCATGAGTTGGCGAAAATAATTCCAACCATTGTCTTCCAGTTCCATCATAGCGACGAAACGGGAGAATTCCTTCTCAATCTCTTCCTTCTTTTCCGATTCCAGATCGGTGTTGCGGATTTCCAGAGTTACAATCTCTCCGTTCTCATCAACATTGATTGTCTCATCACAAATCTCATCCAGAGCATCCGCAACTTCAGAGTAAGCGGCAATCATGCGATAGTCCCGCAAACGTCCGGGTTTTTCCTCCGAAGCTTGGGAATACATCAAATCCGTAAAGGACTTGTCTTGGTAGATGGCGGAAAATGCCGTGTTGTTCCAGTCGTTATTAAGAGCTACGGAATTACGAGCAATCGCTTCCGGTCTGCGTAAACCAATCTTTTGGAAATATTTATATTTTGTATTCTTCGCTTCGTCAGGAGTCTTCTCAATGAAATTCCCACGATTCTTCAGATAGGACTGCATGTTCCTATCAAAAGTGGAACCTTTACCGTCATTACTAACGTAGGATTTATTTGAAGATTGTGTAGAAGAACTGTCGGAACCCGCCATACTTATTATTTAGGGGGAATCTCCAATTATTCAATTGATAACTCGTATATTATTTTTATCAAGAATGCAATGGGTAACATGATCATTACCCTCCAAGACAGTAACACTGTCATACATGCGATTTGGAATCATTTTATTTTCAATAATATAATTCAATATTACCGAAGCTGCTAAAACAGGATCGCCATTGTCATCATAATCAGTCTCAAAATTATTAAAATAAAAAATATCAATTAAATCATCAACATCCTCCCTTTCAAATCCCATGTCTGTTATAAATTCGTGAGCATAATTTTCATCCATCATTTCATCAGCATTATACATAGATAAATCCAAATTTTGACCCAACGTTAATTCTGCTTTGATCAACCCCCCATTTCCCCTACCAGAATAATAATCAAGTATATCAGAATCTTTATCTTCAGCAAACCATATACCTTTAATATTAGGATTATCAAATCCTTTATTACCATATGAACCGTGGTATCCAATTACAACAGTATTCATATTTTCATAAATCAATCCCAAATCTTTGAAACAATTAGACATTAAAATATTTAATAGGAAGCAACCCACCCAGCTTCATTTGCCGTCACAAAAACCATATTACCCGACAAATCAGCAAAATAATTGGAACTTAGTGACACCGTGACAATATTATCATTCACCGTGGTAATTACGTTCTCTGGCAACAGATAGGCGGAAATCGTGGGGAACTTGGCAGTATCGATTTCCGTGTAAACCAATTCGGGAATGTCATAAGCTCCCGAAAGATACCACGTATTATTATAATTAAATCGCTTTCCATAGAATTGGAAGTTCCTATCATTCAGTTCCATGACAACCAGAGAATTCCCTTGGTGAATGCCATTGACGAAATAATTGGTAAATTCGGGGTATGCGCTGATTGATACACTATCTGTCTGAACTCCTTCTGCG